TTATAGATATCCAATAGCAACGCCTTATCATAGGTGTCGCTTTCAATTGCATTAATTTGATTCATTACGATGGTGTCTACACTTTCAAACGTGATGTCTATAGGTGTAGCATTTGATTCTACTTCTACTTTTTCCGGAATGAGCATCAATTCACGCAGGTGGTACTGCGGCATAAATGTTTCACGGATAAAGTTTGCTTCTTCAAAACTAATAGGCAAGTCAATAGTCACACGACAATGCATCTTTTCACGCAGTAATTTGTCTGGAGTATCAATGATCTGACTCAGCTTGTAGGTTCTATATATAGGTTGATCGGGCCAAGAATGATATTCAGGCTTGCTGCCCCATTCTAATATCATCATTCCTCGATCATCATCACCACTGTCTGCATAGTTGTGAGGGAAAGCATTGCCGATGTAGGTTACATTACCCTTGGTTTGACGTTTATGAAAGTGTCCACTAAACACATACTCTTGATTATGGAAATGATCAGCTTGTAACTGCCCGTGATCAGGCATCTGTACCATAGCATTCATATAGAACAATGGTAATTCTAAATGCCCAAACAAATACTTGCTTTTGATTTTAGGAATGTCCTTCCATTCGTCAGCAACAAGCCAAGGCATAATGGTTACTCCGCCTTCGGTTAGTGTTTCTTTAATAGGTACTACGTTTGGAAACAGACGCATAAACTCAATAGAGTTGATTTCACGTTTGTCTTTGTAGAACAGATCGTGATTGCCCAAGATAAAATAGACTTTTTCAAAGTTTTGACTTAACTTCTCTAAGTTGCTGACAGTATAGTTCATAGTACTAACGTCTGTAGTACTACGATTATGATGCCAGTCACCTAGAAAGATTGCAGTTTCGCAACCTTGCGCTTTGGCAGTATCACAAAACCAAGAGACGAAATCTTCGCAATCTTGATTGTGTGTGCGACTACCAGACTTTAACCCAAAATGTATGTCGGTAAAACAAGCAACTTTTTTGAATAGATTCATAGGATCTCCTTTATTATTGTACTACGTTATACGGCTAAAGGTCAATCGTAATCACTACCAGAACTGTCGACAGTTCCACCAACAACTCCACCTGTTGTTACAGGACCCGGAGCAATTGGACCTGCTCCTGCGTTCTGTCTAGTCCAACTTGGATTCATACCATTCATTTCGAGGATGTCGTCTCTAATATTTTGGTTACGTTTTTCAATGTTGATGATACGTACGAAACTATTGGTAACAGCAGCAGTATAGTAAGCAAAAGGATTATCAGACTTGCTTTCATCGAATTGTAGTCCTATTTGAGTTAGTTGTAAAATGGCCTGTCCACGCATTTCATCATTGTAGGTGTAACCTCGAACGTTACCACGGGTTGCATATCGTTCACAAAGTTTAATAAACATACGAGCCAAGTTGTTGGTCATCTGCCCATATTCTTTATTAAACTCTCCAGTGATTAAATCACCCTTCCAATGACTTTTTCCTACACAGATTAAGTTACCGTTGTCGTCATACTTCCAATGTTGGAAAGGAGGAAAGTTTACCTTCTCGTAACTGTCTGCGGTATTCTTAAGTGTCTTTTTACGTCCGGGTGCTAACGGCACATGTTGAAAGGTCATTACACGAAAAACCAGCTCTTCTTTCTTGATTTTTTTATAATCAACTTCAAATTCTTTAGACGGTAATTTTTTGCCTCCTGCAATTACAGCAGCTTCGTGTGCCTGCTTGCCTAATCTTATTGCCCTATTTCGTTTAGCATCTGCAACAGTACGAATATTGAGTTTTTCTAAGTTAGGAATAATTAGATCATATTCGTGGTATTCGGGTTTGATGAAACTGCAATACGTATTTTTGCTTAAATGGATTTCTTTTAATAAATCCTTGTTTGTCAAGTACTTAATTTTTGGTACAGTTGTAATAATAGTCATTAGTTAAGGTTCTCCTACTAGTTATAATAATAGCACATATTGTCAAGAATAAATAGAGTATAATAAAGGAATCTTACCAAAATGGCGTTAAACATTAATCCTCTAGCACAATTGATTGCAACTCAATCAGAAAGCCTGGCTAAACGTGTATCTGAATCAATGGGATCGCTACCTTCGGTTGACGCCTTGTCAAAAGAAAACTTAGATGCTAAAGTCGCACAGCTTAGTGGACAGTTAGGAAGTGGACTCAATCAGTTCAGTGCCGGCATTGGACTTAATGCGTCTACATTTAGTGGTATTGGCTTTAAGCCTGGTAGTATTCCTGGCCTTGGTGGACTTTCAAGTTCTCTATCATCTGTTCCTGGAATAATCAGCAATACTACAGCAGATATCCAAGGTGTACTTAATAAATTTACGGGTGGAAATTTAGCCGGCGGCTTACAAGACCTTGCTGGAAAAATTTCAAGTGGTGCTGGCATGTTGAACAATCTCCTAAGTTTAAAACGTGGAGCGAATCTTCCTGCTGGTGGTGAGTTATTTATGAATCAAGGCCAGGGTATCAAATTATCTCCTGGCGCGAAAGACGACTGGAGAGTACGACTAACCTGCCAATGGAATTTATTTGGTGGCGAATGGTTTAAACTTTTAGAAAATACAGGCGGTGTAGTTTGGCCGTATACTCCAAATATTACAGTTTCAACAAAAGCAAACTACACTCCGATTGAACCAGTTCATAGCAATTATACATCTTACGGTTATAAAAACAGTTCCGTTGAAGATATAACAATTTCTGGTGAGTTTAGTTGTGAAACAGATGGCGAAGCAGCATACTGGATTGCCGCAACAACATTCTTTAAAACAGCTACCAAAATGTTTTTTGGTGAAGGGGCATTAGCAGGTAATCCTCCTATCATTTGTAATTTAACAGGGTATGGGTCAAATGTATTTGACAAGGTTCCTGTGATTGTTAAATCGTTTCAAGTTGACCTCAAGGACGATGTTAACTACATACGATGTACAAAGTTCGGAGCCAACACGTGGGTTCCTGTATTAAGCACAATAACAGTTACAGTATCTCCTGTGTACAACAGAAGAAGACTGCGTAAGTTTAGTTTAGAAGATTACGCAAAAGGCAAAACCTCTCAAGGTAGTGACAACATAGGTTTCATCTAATATGGCAATATATAATAATTCTAGTCCATGGTACACAACTCCTCAAAATAATTTTTATATGGAGTTGATGGATATACGTCCTATTCCTGCGGAGTCAGATGATTTCAAATATACTATAGAAGGACAATATAACAATAGACCCGATTTGCTGGCATATGACTTGTACGGTAATCCAAAACTATGGTGGGTGTTTGTTCAAAGAAATATGAGCGTCCTTAAAGATCCAATATATGATTTTACTCCAGGAACCACTATCTATATTCCTAAAAAAAGTAATCTAGAAAAATTTCTAGGAATATAATATGGCAATTAGAGACATTGGTTTATCTGACATTACTAAACTTGTAAAACCAGACGGCTCTGCATTGTCCTTTATCTCTACGGCTAGCGGTCTTGCACAAGGTGCAGCATCGAGAGTAACAGGACTATTGTCAGCAAAAGCATCTGATGTACTACAACCGGGTGGTATTACATCTATCCTTCAAAAAGAAGGTGCTATCAAAACAAACCCAGCAACTAACCTTTCCAACATAATTTATAATCCTTTAGAAAATCTTGCTTCTATGTCTCCGATGTGGACACTGTCAGCAGTTACGATTGAACAGTTTAACAATCCTTTATCTTATAGAAATAGTCCTAAAGATTTACAATATGTTGTATTTGCATCAGGCGGCCGCTTTGACAAGCAGCGTGTTAGTACAGCATACGGCGCTCCAGAATATTATGTTAATAATTTTGTTATGCAAACAGCAATTGCTCCAACAAGCAAGACCGGAAACACCAATGCATTTAAATTTACCTTTGATATTATAGAACCGCATAGTATGGGGTTGCTATTACAAAGTATGCAAGTGGCTGCAAAAAATGCAGGACATCCTAATTATAATCAAGCTCCGTTTATACTGAGACTAGACTTCATGGGATCTAGTGATGATGGAAAAATCCTTTCTACAATCAAACCAAAGTTTTGGGCATTGCGATTTATAAAAATTACTTTTACAGTGAATGAGCAAGGCAGCGTGTATAAATGTGAAGCTGTTCCGATGAGCAGTGCTGGCTTTGATGACGCAGTTAACGTTGCCTATACAGATGTAAAATTAAGTTTATCTGACAACGGGACTAACGTAGGAACTGTAAAAGATCTGTTATGTACCGGTGAAAACAGTTTAATGGCTTATTTAGAAAATCAAGAAGCCAAAGCGGTAACGGCTGAAAAAATAAGCATCCCTGACACCTACATAATTGAATTCCCTACAAAGTCAGACGAGTACATAAATTCAGCCGGCGTTATCGGAGTAACAAAAAAAGCAACAGCCGATCCAAACAAGCCAGTAGAAACTAAACTTACAGGAAAAAATGTTTCGGTCATTCTTGAGTTCGGAGAAAATGACATAGGTAAAGCAGAATTTGGACTTGGAAAAACCACAGGTGGCAATTATCCGTTTAGTAGAATTGGCGATACAGTTGACGAAAAGACAGGAGTAGTCAAGAGAGATAACATGACTATTAATCCTAAAACTAGAACTTTCCAATTTACACAACAACAAAAATTAACAACGATAATAAATCAGATTATTTTAAGTTCTGAATATGCAAAAGCCGCATTAGATCCAAAAAATCTTGTAAACGATTTTATTAAATGGTGGAGACTCGACACCCAAATCCAAATAAAAGGTGTTGACCCATTAACCGGTGATTATGCTTATACATACGTATTCCGTGTTGTGCCGTTTTTAGTGCATAGGTCAGTATTTTCACCAGCCACTGCGGGCCCAATGGATTATTCCGAGCTTGCAAAGCAGGTGGTTAAAGAATACAATTATATCTACACAGGCAAGAATGTTGATGTTTTAAAATTTGATATCGAAGTCAATAATTTATTTTTTACAGGAATAAATTCTTCAGCAGAGGCCAACAGTGGCAAAGTTGGAAACCAAGACCAAAAGGGAGTAGTAGAAGCTCCAGGAAAAGAAACGCCAAATAATAAAACAGCCACAGGGACAAAAGCTCTTGAAGTAGAAAACGGAAGAAGACGTGTTAAAAAAGACCCAGCACTATTAAAGAAGCCTACAGGCGGACAACGAGATCAAGATACAGAACAAAAAGTTGCAGAAGCATTCCATCAATCTTTCGTCTCGGCTGGCTCGGGAGATTTAGTCAAAGTTAATTTAGAAATTGTTGGAGATCCGTACTGGATGGTTGATAGTGGCGTTTCAAATTATTTTGCCAGGACTAGTTTAAAGAGCAGATTTTTAACCGAAGACGGAACACTAAACTATGAAGGCGGTGATGTTTTTATCTTTCTAACATTTAGAACTCCTGCAGATATAGATGAAAAAACTGGACTATATCAATGGCCGACTAAAGGAAAAGAAAGTCCATTTAGCGGAATCTTTAGAGTAACCCAATGTGAGAATATTTTCAATGATGGAGTATTCAAGCAAAAATTAACATGTGCCCGTCAACCAGGACAAAGCCAAGACTTTAAAAATAGTAATCCTAATAATATTGCTAATCTTGCAAACGATAAGTCTAAACAATTGGCAGTACAATCCAATGGACAAGAAGAAAAACCAAAAACTAATCCTGCAGAAGAATATGCAGTTAATGATAAAGGCGAAGGAATTTATTAATGGCACAACAACGTAGAACCGCAGCAGATAAAACCGAAAATATTAGTTTAGGATCGGGTCCGTATCTTGCTAGGATTGTTAGCCATCTAGATCCTAGTTTTATGGGAAGTCTTGAAGTTACTCTTTTAAGAGAACAAGGAAATACCAACGCTGATAATGATCAAACGTATGTTGTTCAAGGAGCATCGCCATTCTACGGTTATACTCCTTTTGAATACATGGGAACAAATTCTGCCGCAGACGGTGCTAAAACAGTTGAAGCGTACAACGACACCCAAAAAAGCTATGGCATGTGGATGGTACCGCCTGATATTGGAGTTACGGTTCTAGTATTCTTTGTCGACGGAGACCCGAGCCAGGGATTCTGGATGGGCTGTATTCCCGGAAGATTTATCAACAATATGGTTCCGGCAATTGCAGGATCAACAAATGTTGATTTAGACGATGACGACAAAAAACGTTTCAATACAAAGCAGCCATTGCCTGTAGCAGAAATGAACAAACGATTAAATTCTAAAAATCAAATAGATGATGTTGAAAAAATTAAAAAGCCATTACATCCTATTGTTGAAAGATTTTTAGAGCAAGGATTATTAGAAGATGATGTGCGTGGAGTTACAACATCGTCTGCTCGTAGAGAAGCACCGAGTATGGTGTTTGGTATATCAACACCCGGCCCTATGGATCGACGCCCTGGAGCGAAAAAAGCATTCGTTGGTAAAACCGACGATCAATCAGCAGCCACTGTTCCTATTAGTAGATTAGGTGGAACTACATTTGTCATGGACGACGGCGATGATCGATACGTTAGGTCGTCTCCTGCAAGTACTGGTCCTGTAAAATATGCAGATGTTCTAGCTGGAGAAAAAGGTGAAGTAGATATTCCGTATAACGAATACTTCCGCATTCGTACAAGAACCGGCCATCAAATTTTAATGCACAATTCAGAAGATTTAATCTACATTGCCAACAGTAAAGGAACAACTTGGATTGAATTAACAGCCAATGGAAAAATAGATATATTTGCAAAAGATTCTATTAGTATTCACTCTGAAAACGATTTAAACATTAAAGCCGACAGAGACATCAATATGGAAGCAGGTCGCAATATTAACCTGCACACAGAAAGTGGTCGTATGCAAATGGATATAGCAACAGAACTTTTAGTCACCGTTGGATCAAATGGAAAAATTACACTTGGCGGAAATTATGAGCATGTTATTGGTGGCAGCACAAAAATTACAACATCAGCAGCATTTGATTTAAGTTCAGGAACCAGTAATAAATTTACAGCAGGTTCTACTACAGATATTAAGAGTGGTGGTAACCACACAGAAACTGCCGCAAGGATTGATATGAACGGACCGGTGGCCAGGACTGCTACGAAAGCAGTAGCTATTAATCCTTTGAACCTTCATCAGAATCCAAAGACCAGCACCACTACTGCTTGGGCAGAATCCAAATATCAAGATGCAGCCATTACCAGCATTATGAAACGTATACCAATGCACGAGCCTTGGATATTGCACGAGAATCAAACGCCACAATTACTAACTCCGGATAACACGGATAGAGAGGTTCAATAATGTCAACTAAACTTTATAACAACAAAACAGTTGCAGTAAACAAAGCATCAGTCGGAGATGCCAACTCGGGGGCATTTGCCTACAAAGGGTTCAGCTCAAAAGAATATAAAAAAAATTATAAACTTTACGACATTGACTTGGTAAAACAAGATATCATCAATAATTTTTATATTCGAAAGGGAGAAAAATTAGAAAATCCAGAATTTGGTACAGTGATCTGGGACATCCTTTTTGAACCGTTTACAGAAGAAGTAAAGACAATCATTGCTCGAGATGTTGAGGATATTGTAAATTATGATCCTCGTATTGTGGTAAATGCTGTAACAGTTGATTCAACAGATCAAGGTATTAGGATTGAAGCAG